GCCCGTATCAGTATGTCGCCCGCAACGGTGTCGTGCAGGATGCTAAGGGCAACTGGGTGACGGCTTGGGAAGTGAGGGAGATGTTCTCGACTGACGAGGATGGCACCAAGGCTGAGAAGGAAGCTGCGTATCAGGCTGGTCTTGATGCCGCTGCGGCTAAGTCTGTGCGTGAGGAACGCGACCTCAAGCTAAAGGAGTGCGATTGGGTGGCGGTCAAAGCTGTAGATCAAAACGCACAGGATAGTCTTGGTATTCAGATTCCAGTTGTTTGGGTTTCCTATCGCCAAGCCCTTCGTGATATAACGGCGCAAGCGGGCTTCCCGCACAGTGTCACTTGGCCCACTAAACCGGAATGAGCGCGATGGAAGTTATTGATACAATCATGCAGTGGATCGTTGCCCCGGTTGCGGGCTTTGTTCTGTGGATGTACCGCACGCAGCAAGATCATGCCACCAAGCTGGCTGTTCTTGCAGCGGTGCATGATGCGAACAAAGAAGCCCACGACCGGGAGTTCAAAGAGCTGCGTGAGAGTTTCAAGCGCGTGTTCGAAAAGCTGGACGGCATCGAGGCCGCCTTGCGGAAGTGACCGTGCCGTTGATCTGGGTGGGCTATACCCATCTGTGGATCGACGGGCGCATGGTATTTGTCAAGATTTGCAGGTATACTGCTGACATCGCGCTGGCGGTTGATCCGCTGTCGTTTTGCCCGCCGTTCTGGAGCCTGTAGATGTTCGACCCAGTTAGCATTGGCATGGCCATCTCGGTCGGCAGCAAGGCTTTCGGCCTGCTGAAGCAGGGCATTGCGGCTGGGCGTGAGATCCAAGACATGGCCTCGCAGTTGTCAGAGTGGGGCAAGGCTGTCTCTGACATTGCCTATGCTGCGGAGAAAGCCAACGAGCCGCCTGGCATATTCAAGACGCTCTTCGGTGGTGGCAATCAGCAAACGGCGATCGACATCTTTGCCGCGCAGAAGCAGTGCGAACAGCAGCGCAAGGAGCTGCGGCAGCTCATCAGCTACACCTACGGCAACGATGCTTGGCTAGATTTCCAGAACATTGAGCGCCGGGTGCGAGAGCAACAGCGCGAACAGGTCTACCGCCGCCGTGAGATCATCGAATCGATCATGGAATTTTTGCTGTGGGCTGGTATAATCTTGGCGGCAATGGTGCTGGCTGGCGTCGGCCTGTACTTCTGGGGCGTCTATCTGGGACGATGGTAGGGAGATTGAGATGGCAAAAGGTGTGGATCACTATCTGCCGACCGGCCAGAAATACACTGGGCCGACACACAAAACTGGCAAGACGCTGATGACCGGGGCAACGCATACGAGCAAGAGCCAGGTGCTCACGCACAGCAAGCCCACAAAGAAGTGAGGTGGTGATGTCACTTGAACACTGGATATGGCCTGCCTTTGCAATTGGTATTGCATTGGTATTCTATTTCAGCGGCGACGGCTTCTATCGCTACCCCTGCCAAGATCCGGCCAACTGGTCTGCCTTGGAGTGCCAACCGCCGATATGCCTTCGCACCAAGAATTGCGCTGAAGACCTAACTGGAGGGGCCGCGCCATGAGCAAAAACAATCCTGACTTTCTCGAAGCTAAGCTGCGCTATTTCATCGGCGTATCGCTGACTTTGATTCTTGGCGGTAGCATCTTCATCATCCTGTACTCGCTGGTCTTCGTGACCCAGCCTCTGGGCGAAAGCTCTGAGAACGACCGCGCCCTGTTCGCCATCCTCACCCCCATTGCCAGCTTTATTACTGGTGCCTTGGGCGGTGTAATGGCCGCAGGCAACAACCGCAAACGGGGCAGCGAAGATGACGCGCCCCCTCCACAGGAGTACACAGAATGATCGGACGCATCGTTGGCATGTTCATGGGGCGCAAGCTCAAAGAGAAGGCTGTGGACGCAGTGCTGGACAGGGTAAACCTGCCTGACCCGGTAGAGAACGCGATCAAGGCTGCAGCCACTGGCAACGTCGGCGATCTGCTTGGCGGCATGGGCAAGGACATGGCGCAGGAAGCTGTGCTTGAACAGATCACCAAGAAGGTGCCGATCAAGAGACCGAAGAAGTGAAGTGGCTTGGCATCCTCCTCCTGTCGGCCAGCCCTGCGCTGGCCACACCCTATGAGATCACCCGCGTGATCGACGGCGATACGGTTGAGATCGCGGTGGACTTCCTGCCAAAGCCCCTGCCACCCAAGCTGTCCATCCGTGTGATCGGCATTGACACACCGGAGAAAGCACCTCGCGCCCAGTGTGATGCCGAGGCTGCCCTGGCAAAGAAGGCCAGCGCGTTTACCAAGAACGCTGTGGCCAATGCCACGGAGATCGATGTGCAGATCTTGAAGTGGGATAAGTATGGTGGCCGTGCGCTGGCGGACGTGTTTTTGGACCACCAGAGCCTAGCCCAAAGCCTGATTTCTGCCGGCCTGGCTCGTCCGTACAAAGGCGATGCGAAACAATCTTGGTGCGAGGAGTAAGTGAATGACCCTTCTGACCGTTGACCAACTGCGTGCCATGATCCCGACCAACAAGGAGGTTGAGGAGTGGTGCGAGGAGCTGAACAAGGCGCTGCCGAAGTATGGCATCACGACCCCAGAGCGTATTGCTGGATTTGTCAGCCAGTGCGCCCATGAGTCAGCTGATTTCGTTCAGCTGCTCGAGAACCTCAATTATTCCCAGCAATCGCTTGAGCGTGTCTTCCCTCGGTACTTCGGCCCAGGCAAACGCAACGCTGCAGAGTATGCTCGGAACCCTGAGAAGATTGCGAACTACGTCTACATGGACGAGAACCGCACCAGCAAACTTGGCAATACCCAGCCTGGGGACGGAGCCAAATTTATTGGCCGCGGTCTTAAACAATTGACCGGGCGTGACAACTATAGTCGCTTTGCGAAAGACTACGACATGACAGCGGAGCAAGCCGCCGAGTGGTTGGAGACTAAGGAAGGCGCACTAGCCTCGGCCCTCTGGTTCTGGAACACCAAGAACCTGAATGCAGTTGCCGACACTTCTGACGTGACCCGCCTCACGAAAATCATTAACGGGGGGAACATCGGCCTAGCCGACAGGAAGCAGCGCTTCGACAAAGCCATGGCTGTGCTGACGGGCAAGATCCCCTTGCGTGCAGCCAACAGCAAGACTGCCCCGGTCAACCCGCAGATCACCGACGCGGTCACGCAGATCTTGCGCAAGGGTTCTAAGGGTGACGCGGTTAAGAAGATGCAGGCTGCGCTCGGCATCAAGGCTGACGGCGACTTCGGCCCCGGCACAGAGGCTGCGCTGAAGAAGTGGCAGGCAAGCAATGGACTGACGGCTGACGGTGTGGCCGGACCAAAGACACTTGGCAAACTGATTGGGTGACTCGATGAACAAGAAGCCTGGACTGTACGCGAACATGAACGCACGCAAGGAGGCCGGCACGTCTCGGCCTAAAGACGAAAGCACGATCGACAAGAAGACCTACTCGCTGATGACGCGCAAGGCTGGTCCTTTTAAGGAGAAGAAGGGTGGCTAAGTCACCAGCCTGGCAGCGATCAGAAGGCAAGGCAGAGAGCGGCGGCCTGAACGAAAAGGGGCGCCGCTCCTATGAGCGTGAGAACCCTGGCTCGGATCTCAAGGCGCCGGTGAAGTCTGGCGACAACCCACGACGCGCCTCGTTCCTGGCGCGTATGGGTAACATGCCTGGGCCGGAGCGTGACAAGGACGGCAAGCCGACCAGGTTGCTCAAGTCTCTGCAGGCCTGGGGTGCAAGCAGCAAGGCCGACGCCAAGAAGAAAGCATCGGCGATCAGCGCGAGGAATAAAGATGACTGATCTCGAAGCCCACCATAGCTGGCAGCTGCACAAGGAGATGCCGTTTAACCTGCGTGCATCGATGGGGCATGTGTCAAACGGCACGCCTGTCTTCGTGTATGGCAACAATCCGGATGTGCAGCTGTCGGAGGAAACCATCTGGTATCACGGCGGCGTGTATGAATATCCGGCCAGTGCCGTGCAGATGAAGGTGTCGTCGGACGATGCCGCCGCCACATGCCAGGTGATGATCAACGGCCTGGACGCCAACTACATGCCGATCAATGAGATCATCACGATCACCGGCCAGACAGCCGTGACCACCACGCTGTCGTACCTGCGCATTCAGAACGCCTATGTGCTGGCCAACCCGACCACGCAGAACATCTACATCGGCACAGGAACGGTCACGGCAGGTGTGCCGGCTGAAGTGTATGAGCGGATCTTCAACGGTCACAACAGGACAGAGAGCGCACGATACACGGTGCCGGCTGGGCGCACGTTCTACATTACGCACGGCACCATCTCGCATGGATCTGACACGACCAACGCATTCATCACCGGACGCCTGGTGTATCGACTGTTCGGTCTGCCCTTCCAGAACGCAGCGGTGGTGAACCTGAACAACAAGTTCATCGACTTCTGGTTTGATTTCCCGATTGCCCTGCCTGAGAAGTCTGACATCGAGGCCGAGGCCTTCTGCTCTAAGCAGCAGACCAACTCGGTGTCGGCTTCGTTCGAGGGGATCTTGATCACGGAGACGCAGTGATGCCGAAGAAGCTAGAGAAGAGCCTGATGACGCGGGCAAAAGAGATGGGGCTGAAAGGTGAGCGCAAGGACGCTTACGTCTATGGCACCCTGGCCAAGGTGAAGAAGGCTGAAGAAGCCAAGAAGAAGTGATGTCGCGAGGGGCGCCTGGTGAAGATGAGCCGTAGCGCAGTCTGATCTTGACCAACACAAAGCCGTGCTGCGCCCCTCGTAGTTCAAGCTATCGGCTCAGCTGGATGCCTGCAACCGCTTTGCGTCAGCTTGCTTTGCCAATGCACGTTCGATCGATGCCTTGCTGGCCGACAGCTTCACCTTCTTGGGCGGCTGGTATGGCTGGATCTCATCGAC